CCTACACTGAAATTCTCATAATCAAAGTTTTTAGAGAACCAAAGAGATTGTGGATTGTTTGCTGTCGCGGCAAAGACCAAACGCTGCTCAAAGAAGGTAACGACAGACGGATTATTGTCTGCGCCCCACAGTGCAGGCACGCTTGGCTGTATTTCTTTTGCCGTGCCGCCTGATGTGTAAGTCGTAAAGTTTGTTGTGTCGATGTAATTGTCATCAATGTCTTTGAGCGTAAACGTATTAGAAGTCACTCCCGCAACCTTGTAATACTTGTTGTTTAGCTCTGTCATTCCCCCAACATCTTCAATCAGAACGATCTCATCATTAGACAATCCATGTGAGCTACTTGTGATAACTCCAGGGTTTGCCTTCGTAATCGCAGTGATGTTCTTAGCGGTTTGAGGTTCGCCAAGATAAATCGGCGTTAGCGCCCAAGCATTGTGATCTGTTCTGGCTAGTGTGCGCACCTGATAGCTTGGATGCACCAAGTACATAATATCCGCAGATTGAGCAAAGCGGATGTCATCTAGGTTTGCAGTCGTATACGGCGTTGTAATCTCAAAAATTTTATCTACACTGATGTTTGCATCATACGCAGTAAAATCTGTCGTATCTATGTCATTGCCAAACAAATCTTGCAGCGTAAACGTATTCGTCGTTGCGTTTGCAATGATATAGTTTCGTGCTTTTAGCTCGGTCATTGCAGAGCTATCGTTATACAGATAAACCTCGTCACCATTGCTAAGACCGTGCGCATTGCTTGTCAAAACGCCTGGATCAGCAAGAGTAATCGCAGTGACAGTCTTTTCGTCATCTTCTAAAACTTGCAAGCCATTACGGAAAACGCGCATATACTGGTTGCCAAACTCTAGCGCATACGTGTCAGAAGTTTTAAACTCAAACGGAATAAGTCTAGTTTTAGCAGAGCTATCCTTCACCTCACCAAGATACTCTGTGCCCGGACGGCGCGTCACGCCGCCGTGTGGCTGCACAATCATGTTGGTTAGCTCAGATAGACCCTCACGATACTTTTCGATGCTCACGCGGCCTTCTAGGCGCGGAGAGATCTCACCAGCTGTGAAAGTGCTGAGTGCTGGAGCAGATCTAGCCATTTAGAACCTCGCTTCAATAAAGTCACTTGCTTCGAGCTTCTGGGGCGCACCCTCAGTGCCGTCAGTAAATCGCGCCTCTTTTATCTTGTCGTCATACATCGCAGCAGTGATCTGCACCATTGATGTAGATCCAGTGATGGCATAACAAATTTCCATTGCCAGACGAGCAGACAACGCCTCAATCAACCCCACATCATATTCTTGTGGGTCAGTGACCCGCGCTACATACTTAATCTTTGCCGTGCCTTCGTCAGTCAAAAGCTTTCGCCCCTCAATGACAAACACAGGGCCGCCAGTGTTGCTAAACATATTGTCTTGCGGATAAGACATAGATCCGTTGCTAAACTCTAAAACCCGCAGGCAATACGGATTAGTCGGCAACGCATATTGATAAACATAACCAAACTCAGGCGTTTCTGTCTCTTGCGCAAGCTCAGCCCGGCGCAGCAAACAATTCCAAGGATGTGATCGGAAGACGTAATCACGAACAGCGCTGTATCTTTGGTTGATCAGCCTGGCTGGTTTACTGTTTTCGTCTAAAGAGACAATGTTTGTTGCGCCCAGTGTATTCAGTGCATAGTTCGCAATATCAACTTGTGATGTCATAAACCTGTCTCCGTAAGTGGGAAGGGGCGGCGTACCGCCCCAACTCGTTTAGTCTACCACATACATGATGGTCAGCTCAATGGTGCCAGTGCCAGCTGCACCGCCCATTGTAACTGTGATCGCAACGCCATCCTCGTTTGTGTCTGTCTCTGTGCCTGAGCCTAGAGCTAGAGTAGCAAGAATGTCGTTCTTTGCCGCTGATGTTGACGCAGCTGCCGCTTTGTAAGCCGCCGCAGACGCAGACACAGCTGTACCAGCCGCGTTTGTGTGTGCTGCATAACCTACAGACAATGTTGTTGATGCACCTAGCGCGTCATGCGCAAGAGTACCTGTCAACAAACGAGCGCCATCAGGCAAGACAAACATCTCAATAACGTCACCAGACGCTAGTGCAGATGCCTCGTATGTGCCATGAGCTACGCGGATACGTCCACTAAGCTCATTTGCTTTATTCATCACGGCTGGTGTAGCGCGTGAGTTTGTACGTTGTGCTGAATATACAGTAGCCATTTTCCAGTCTCCTTCTTATTCGCTACACGCGATTTCGACGACTTTGGCCTCTTCCATACGTGTCGCACCTACTGATTGACAGTAGTAAACTTGCGTTGCGTATGATTTGTCTGCACGTTCATCAATGCGTGCCGCAGGCTCTTTGCCGATTGCACACTTGATACCGTCTCCAGCAAACGCGATAACCTGGCGGTCACCTGATCCGTCTGTTGTTAGACGGTTGCTTACGTGGAACTGGAAGCCAACGAATGTATTGATTTCACCCATCGCCAACGCTTTTACAGTGTTGTAGTCGCTAGATGTTACAGTCGTGTTGTTCAACAAGTCAGAGATTTGCTTTGGCGCACAAACGATGTGACGAGCGATTGACGGATCAACGTTGCCCTCGTCCAAGATTTGCTTTGCCTCAACCAACTTCGCAATTGTCAAACCAGATGATGCAACTGCAATTTTCTGACCTGATGGAAGTGTTGTTGATGTTGAGCCATCTTTACCTGTGTACGCTGTACCTAGAGCAGCAGCAATGATGACATCATCCATTGCGCGACCCATAGCAGCAGCAGCAGCACGGCTGTATGTTGATGTCGGATCTGCAAGCAAACGCACTTTATCTTGAACGTCAATCAAGTCTGCGTACTCGTAATCAGACATAGTAACCATGCGGCGTGAATGTGGTGTATCCACAATCGGTGTGTCCGCGTGGCGTGATGTGCGTAGGACAGCAGCCGCTGAACCCACTTGGTCAAAGAAAGCTTTCTCGCCATTCACGCTTTCCACATCAACTGCGTTACGCAGCAACGACCCCATTTGTTGCGACAGCAACTGGACGTTTGCGGAAAACTGATTGACAAAAGCTGTAGTAATTTGAGTAGACATTCCGTCATCTCCTACTTTTGTTCAGTTTTAAGGTTACTGCGCTTGGTTGTCCCTTGCGGGGCCGTGCTACTGCTTAGGGCAGCTACTCCGCTTGTGTACAAGCTTAACGCGGGCCTTGTGGTTATCCGCTACAAGTATTCTCGAAGTCGCAAAACCTCTTCGACAATTCTATCCTTGTTAGGATGAGTTTTATCCCAATATGGGCTATTTGGCAATGTTAATTCATCAATCTGCCTCTGAGCCTCTTGAGGTGTCATGATCATTTCAGTCGGCTCACCCACCAATTTGTCCTCGCCAATCTGCTCTCCAAGAGTAGCAAACATGCGCACAACATCAGGATGATCGCCAAGCAAACGCCCATCAGCCAGCTCAATTTCGTCAAACAGTTCAGTGCCGCCCAAAAACGTCCGAGCTGCACTTTGCGCCAACTGTAGCTTCTGCTCAAACGCACGCCCAAACTCTTGCTGCAACTTAGCAATGCTTTGCTCTTGTGCGCCCTGTATTTTGCTTTCTTCTGCCGCTCTAGCCGCCGCAGTCTGATCGCCGTAGTATTCCATGATAGCGTTTGCCTGCTGATTTGTTAAGCCAGCCTCATAGGCACGCTGTTTAAACCCGATGATTACTTCGTCACCAACGCCATCAATACCTTGCAACTCATAAGCGCCAGCCTCAGTCGGTGCGCCTAATCTTGTATACACTTCGCGCCACTCATCAGGCGTTGCGTGCTTCCCAGGTATCGCAACCTTGTCTGCGCCAATCATACGCTGCGCATGCACATAACTCTTTGCCAGTGACCCTGGGTCAGTAAAGTTGCGCAAGCTCGGCTCATTGCGCAAATCGTCTGGTAAACTTTCTAAAAAGCTGGCTGGAGCCGCCTCTGCTGCCACAGCTTCTTGAGATCCTGTATCTTGGATTGCCTCGTCGCTCATCGTTTTTCCTTCTCTTCGGACAACATCCTGACGATCAGCAGCACAGCTGCGCGTTGCCCTTCATTAAATGCAGTTTCATAAGGATCGCCAGAAAATGTGGTTGCCTCAAAACCAAATCTAGTCTTGAGATCACTAAGCACCTTACCGCCGTCTTCCGTATTAAACGTGCGGCGGTAGGCTAACTTTAGCTCTTCTATCTGCTTCATATCAGACCAGCCTCGCTGGCTGCCTCAATAACAGGAACAGCCTCACTCGCCGTCTGCACCAGCTGCTGCTGCTCAGCCTGCTGCTGCGCCTGAGCTTGCTGCTCGGCCTGCTGACGGCGCATGCGGTTCACTTCGTCTTGGCTCTTAATCACACGCGCAGGCATACCAGTTACCTCAACGAGATACTGCACAAGCTTATCGTCATCCAAGTAATCCATGACAGGCGCAACCTGACTAACTTGCAGCATGATCTCAAAACCACGCAGCATAGACTGCAAGTCAGTTAGCTTCTGCGCCTTGGCAAGAGGCGAAACATACTCTATGTCAATGTCCTGACCTTGAAGCTCCTCGGGCGGTGCTGGGAGAAGGCCCGCCCGAAGGAGCAATGCAAAGGAACGAGAAATAAGCGGTTGGAGCAGTTCTGCTTGAAGACGACCAAGGACAGGCCCAAGCAGTCGCATTTTCTCTTCATTCCTCTGCAATACTTCTGTTGCTGTCATTGTTTGGCTTTGCCCCAACAACAGCTGATCAACATAAAACGCCTGACGGATCGCATTACGGCGCTGCTCTTCCATATTCAGCCCCAATGGATTGTTTGCGCCAATGTTTAACGGCTCCAAACGATCACGCGTCCCAGAACGATAAAAGTTTAACGACCCCGGCGTTGTTCTAATCGGCAAAACAAATCCATCGTCTGGTGCCATCAAAGGCGGGTCAATCTGCTTCTGCGCAGCCTTGATTGTCGTCTCCGACATTTTGTTAAGCATCTTAACATCAGGCAGGGCAGTCATGGCAGGCGCACGCCCATAATTGCTTACGCTATCCTTGACAAAGCGCGGCACCATAAAGGGAAACTCATCAAAGCCACCCTCTGAGAGCAACGCTAAGCCGTCTGCAAGGTAGTAAACGGATGCGACAGGCTTGTCCTTAGCCAGTGGCCCTCTCGCCTCTCCACGCGGGAATACAGCGTGTATGACCTCATGTTCTTTGTAAGGATCGTTTTTAACGTCCTTCTCAACAACAGCAGGCATCTTATCTTCGCCGAACTGCATCGCAATCGCACGCGCAGACAGCTAAAACTTACGATACACTGTATCAACACGACCGTTTGGGTCTTCGCTAATGCAAATCTCTGCAATGTGACGAGACGCAAACCGCAGCCCATCGCCTTCGCTGTCTACATAAAACGCAGCTGTGCCAAATACCACCAAGTCATAATACAGCTCATGAATCTCTTGCTGGAAGTTTGAGCGATTAAAATGCTGATACATTTGATCCATGCACAGCTCTAACCACTCATGCGCAGCATCATCACGCTGCAAGCCAGGATCACGATACCGCATCGAAAACCAAGGCGTGCTTGGCGATGTCAACATGCCATGCAGTGACGATGCCAACAACTCTACCGCATGAATAGCAGTCCCATCATAAATAAGCTCTGTGCGCTTGTCACCCTGAGTACGCTTCTTAACAATATCTGCCTTACGTGGCAGCATGTAATCCGCAAGCTCTTGCCAATGCTTTTCCCAGTTAGAACGCTGAGATTGTAAAGTGCGATAACGACGATCTAGCTGCGAAACTATTGGACTAACTTGTGCCATTACTTTTTCCCATATCCACTCATTATACTCGGCTTGCGTAGCTTCAAGCCCTCCATCGAACCGCCCATCGTGCGGCCCGCCATTCTCTGGCTCAACCGCTCTATTGGATCAACCGTAGCAACGCCTGTCATCTGAGCAGGCTGTGACGCATCGCGCCCCATAATCCCAGATATATTAGACGGTTTCTTTTTAATCAGCATAGCTTACCCCGCTAACAGCGAACGACGACGACGAAGGCTTCTATCTTCTTCTTCAACTTCTCCACCGCCAAGCAACCCCTGCGGCCCAGTTAAGATAGACGCGCGGCGGCCCTTTGTATAATACTCAACCGCCTTATCTTCAGCAGGCCCGACAGACTTAGCAGCCGCAGCCTCTTTCGCACCGCCAGCCGCAGATCCAGTTGCAACAGTTACAGGCGCAGGCGCAGGCGCAGGCGCAGG